CTTTGCTGTCAGGCATGGAGCGCCTTCAGAGACACCTTGACACCGGAGGTCAGGGCGAGCCGCCCGCCGCCGTGACTGCGCTGTGGCGTCCCTACCGGAGGATGCGGCTATCATGAGCGATATTGGCGCTGGTCGAGGAGGCCGCAGAGTTTGGTGCGCGAAGGGCGGCGGCGAAGCCGTAACGCCCAACCCCAGCCGTCAACATACAGATGAGAAGGAGGAGGGACGGTGAGCCGATCGCTCGTTGACGAACTGGAAATCGAAAAGAGTCACGCCGATCATATGACGAGTATGGCTCAATACTGGATGCGGCGGGCACAAGAGGCCGAGAAAGCTGCAGCGGTCTTGATCTACGCTGCCGGGGGCAAAATCGTCGTCCATCGCGACCAGGTCGAAGATGCGCCTAAGCTGACGGTCGAGCGGTGGTCGGATCAGCGAGACATGTCAATGCATTTTCGGGCCTTCAAGCCATGACCACACCACAAGCCACACTGCTCGAACAGCTTGCCGAGACGATGATCGGCCTCGCGCGCTTCAACTTTATGGCCTCTGGGCTGGCAGCTGCCTGTGGTTCGCCGCTCGCAAAGCCATTCAGGGACGACGGCGACGATGCGCTTTCGTCCGCCGCCGCCTTACGAGCCTGCACTGCTCAGGAAAGGAGGGGGTAAGGTGCGGCTCACCGAGTTTGACAAGGACGAATGGCGCGATGTAGCTCGCAAGCTGTGTCCTGATTGGACCGACGAGGATTTCGAGCGCGAGTGGGCCGCATTCCAGAAATTCAAAAGGCGAAAGAAAATGCAATGACTCCAACCGAAGAACAACAGGTGATAGTCGAGGCTGCTCGTTCAACTGACGAGAACATCCTGCTATCTGCACTAGCTGGCGCAGCCAAAACCACAACATTAGTGCTGATTGCCAATGCGCTCCCCGACACTTCTATGCTATGCCTCGCATTCAACAAGCGCATCGCAGATGAAATGCAAGCGCGACTACCCTCAAATTGCAAAGCAATGACATTGAACTCTCTCGGCCACCGAACATGGAGCGAGGCCACTGGAAGAAGGTTGCGAATTGAAACGAGTAAAACCTACGATATTCTTCGTGAGCTTATCAACGAACTTCCACACAACGAGAGAACCATAGCTTACGAGAACTTTGTTGAGCTGATGCGCGTCATCGACTTCGGCAAAACTTGTGGCTACGTCCCAACTGGCAAATATGAGCGCGCAAAGCGCCTTATGGATGACGAGTTCTTTTTTACCCATATCGAGCAGAAGCTTTCCGATCTGGAAATCGGCCTTGTCCGCAGCGCGACACTGATTTCACTGAAGCAAGCATTCGAGGGTTTATGTGATTACAACGATCAAATCCTCATGCCAACGGTATTTCATGGAGCATTTCCGCGTTATCCGCTGGTATTAATCGACGAGGCCCAGGACCTATCCGCACTCAACCATGCAACTCTACGTAAGATGGTTAAGAAGAGAATTATCGCGGTCGGCGATCCAAACCAGGCTATCTATGGCTTTCGCGGAGCGCATGAAGAAAGTATGAAAATGCTTCGTGAGGAATTTTCCATGAAGGAAATGACTTTATCAATCTCTTTCCGCTGTCCGCAGAATGTGGTCCGCCACGCTCATTTTCGAGCCCCAACCATGCGCTGGCCTGATTGGGCCAAGGAAGGTTCAGTCAACTACTTTACCTCATGGACTTCCAGCGATCTGCCCGAGTCCGCGACAATCATCTGTCGCAATAATGCTCCATTGTTTGCGCTTGCAATCAAACTCTTAATGAACGGCCGCCCAGTTGAATTGCATGGCAAAGATGTTGTAAGCTCTATTACAAAGATAATGCGGAAGTTCGGCCAAAGTGATTTATCTGTTGCCGATGTGCTGGATAAAATTGATCTGTGGGAAGAAGAGCAGAAAACTAAAAACAAGCATCGCGCTCACAGTTCAATTGAAGATCGAGCGGAGTGCATGAGAATTTTCGCGAACCAGGGTTCTACGCTCGGCGACGCGCTCGCCTACGCTCAGCACCTTGTCCAGATGCACTCGCCATTAAAACTAATGACTGGACACAAAGCTAAAGGTCTTGAGTTCGATCACGTTTTCTTTCTTGATCAAGATCTGATCGGCCACGAAGATCAAGAGCCGAACCTACGTTACGTTATTATAACTCGAGCTAAAGAAACATTGACCTACATTCGATCTGAGGATTTTGTAAGCATGGTGAAAGAGCGTGATATGGCTCTATGTCATTGACATACAACCATATCATTGCTGCATTTCCCGCTTGCATCACCCATGTAAATCGGTATCGTGATTAATGGCGTCACGCCGCATTTGAAAGGAAACTCAAAGTGAACAAGACGATTAACGGACTGGAATTTGAAATCTCCGAGCCCTACACTGAGGGTCATACTATCTCCGCAATCGAGGCCCGCGTCCTTAACCAGACTCGTGCCGAGAACATTGGCAATAACACTCGTGCCAAGATCAAGGAAATGCAGGAGGCCGGAAATCCTGATCAGGAAATTTTCGACTACGTTTCTGGTGTGGACAACAGCTATGTATTCACTGCTGGTGGCGTTAGCCGCGCCCGCAAGCTTGATCCTGTCGAGCGTGAGGCGGTCAAGATTGCCCGCGATCTGCTCAAGGCTCACCTTGCCAACGATGGCCGCAAGCTCACTGTCGCGCCTGAGGGCATGACTGACGAAGAGTGGGACGACAAGGTTACGGCCGAGGTCGAGCGCATCGCTGCTCTCGATGAGGTTGTTAAGGCTGCGAAGAAGAACGTTGATGCCAAAAACAAGCAGGCTGATCAGCTTGCCGAGGCGCTTGGCGGAGTTAGCGTTTAACTTTTTTGGGGCGCAGATATTCATGGCTTGTGTTTGCGCCCCAGTTGCCAGCTGTTGGTTTCGACTCCGGCGGCTGGTAGGGAGGGCGAAAGTGGTTTCAACCCTGTTACTCTTTCGTCCTCCCACATCTTCTTAAAGGATAAAAGTTTATGGGAATTACAATCACCGAGGCTCTCGCTGAAATCAAAACGATTGGCAAGCGATTGGAGTCTAAGCGAGCTTCTATTTTTCCTTATCTTGCGCGCCAGGATGGTGTTCGCGATCCCCTCGAAAAGAGCGGCGGGTCTGAGAAGTTCATCGTTCAAGAGCGCCAAGCAATCAATGATCTGGAGCAGCGAGTCATCGCCCTGCGCCGTGGTATTCAGAAAGTCAATGACGAGACGACAGTTACAATCAACGGGACGTCCCGCACAATTTCTGAGTGGCTCACTTGGCGTCGTGACATTGCGCCCAATCAACGAGGGTTCTTAACTAACCTTCGCACACAGCTGAATAACGTGCGCTCCAAAGCACAGCAGCAGGGCTCTGCTATGGTATCCGCAACCGCTATCACAGCTGACACTAAACCCACTGATATTATCGTCAACATTGACGAGACAGCGCTTAGCACTGAGCTGGAGGCAATCGAGGATACCCTTGGTCAGCTTGATGGTCAGCTTTCGCTGAAGAATGCAACGGTTACAATCGAGTAGGAGATTATGGCTTCGGCAGCGAAGTGAGAGAATGATGAACACAAATGGTAGCTCATTGGGAGAGCACCGGCATCCTGAGCCGGAGCGAGCAGGTTCGATCCCTGCCCACTCAAGCCTAGTCGGCAACGCTTAAGAAGCTCAAAAGTTGAATGATAATAAGTTCAGATTTTGAACCTTCAAAGTCCTAAAGAGCAAAGTTTGTTGAAAATCCGCCACTAAGACTGACAGTTGCAGAGATGTAATTGAGAACCAAGTTTGTCAGGTTTATCTCAGGTCGGGCGGCTGCTGTTTGGAGCCTAACATTTAAGGAGTCGATCAATGGAAATTTTTTCTCCTCTTGTCGGCGTTACATTTCGTGGAGCCGAGGCTAAGGAAATCGTCAAAAGCCTGACGCCCGACGACGGCAATCAGCTTTTTCTTGAAGCGGAGCCCGATAACGATTACGACAGCCACGCAGTTAAAGTAATCCACCAGCCAACTCACGTTCACCTTGGCTATCTTGCTCGCGAGAACAACTACGCAGTGTTCGTAGCGCTGGAGCGAGATGAAAAGCTGAATATAAAGATCATTGGGTTCGAGAATACAATTAAGCCTATCCTTTTAATCTCCGACGACAATTTCCAGGAACCGCCGAGGGTATGGATAACAGGTGAGTGATCTTGTCGAACTTCTCTACGCTGCCTACCACAGCGAACTCGGTGTCGTTGTTGAAACCAACGATGCTGAGCGTTTGCGGCAAAAGCTTTACCCGCTCCGAAAAGAGCAAGAAATGTTCGAGTGTCTTGCGTTTGTAATTTCTCCGCTCAATGGGATCGACTTATGGATTATTAAGCAGCCAAAGGAAACCGTAAATGAAAAAAGCTGAAGTCGATCTTCAAAAGCACACACTGAATTTGCAGCGTGGGGACTATGCAAGACTGCAGGAATTATACCCAGATATAGGCGCGGCCACAATCATTCGTCGAGTTGTTCATGCGTTCATTGGACAGATTGAGCAACAAGGCGCAGAAATTGATGCTGAGGTGGAGATTAAGATATGACGGATCATCAGCTATTATTATTCATTGTTGGATTTTTGATTGGAATACCTTTAGGTATCCTTCCAGTTTTGCTTAGGAAAGATAGATGAGTGATCTAGCTGAGCTCTTCGCCCGCGACCCGCTAAAACTAACTGACGATGACATAACCGCAATCATAACTGAGATGCGGAAGTCGCGTCATGCTTTCAATGCTGGTAACGCGAAAGCGGGTAGCACCAAACCGAAAACGGAGAAGCAAAAAACAATTGCGTCGCTTGCTGAGAAAATGAATATCAATCTCTAGGAGTCGAAATGAAAACTATAGCTTATTGGATGGGAATTCCCCTGTCAGAGCTTTCACGCGAAGAACTTGAACTGGCCTTTATCCAAGTTAATCAAGAACTGGAACGTGAGCGAAAAGCTCGTCGTGATACAAGTATCAGTGAAATTCGTGCATTAGCTGCACTTCGCCGTGAACAGCTGCGTCCTGTGTTTGGATTTAAGCTGTGAAATCCTTCGACGAGAACAATGTTCAGTTCGGTTGGGATCAAACCTCAATCAAACTAGCCGAGGAATGCCTGAAGAAATACGAATACACCATGCTTCTCGGTTGGACCGGCCGAGGCATTAACACTCATTTGTTCTTCGGCGGGGTCTATGCCAGCGCGCTTGAGCATTTTCACAAGTATCGCGCGGCAGGTATGGACCACGATCAGGCAATGATTGCTGTGGTCCGCGAGGCATTAATCTCCACTTGGATTGATGATGCGCCGTGGATCAGTGATCACAACACCAAAACCCGCGAGAACCTCATTCGCACAATCGTGTGGTATTTCGAGCATTTCCGCGATGATCCCTGCCCAACCAAAATTTTATCCAATGGACAGGCCGCAGTCGAGCACAGTTTCCAGCTTCCTGTGGACGATGGAATAGTTTTCGCAGGTCACTTGGACCGCGTTGTCGAATATGCTCACGATCCGTATATTCAAGATCAGAAAACTACGGCGGGCACAATCTCCAGCTATTACTTCAAGCAATACGAAATGGACACTCAAATGTCCATGTATACGTTTGCAGGTAAAGCTATCTTCGGGCTGCCGATCAAGGGAGTTATGATCGACGCGGCGCAGATCGCAGTGGGCTTCACACGTTTCGAGCGTGGATTTGCGTTCCGTGATGAAGGCTCACTGAACGAGTGGTATGACGACACGATGCAGATAATTCATCGCGCTCGTCAAGCAACGAAGGAAAATTATTTCCCCCGCAATCGCTCCGCTTGTAATAACTATGGCGGCTGTCCGTTCCGTGAGGTTTGCAGCAAATCCCCTGCGGTTCGAGAGAACTTTTTGAAAGCTGATTTTGTAAAACGCGAAAAACGCTGGGACCCGTTGGAGGCAAGATGATTACTACAACACAACTTAAAGCTGTTCAAAAACTCAAGAATGGAATAGCTTTCCATGACAGTTTCGGTGCTGTCCCTGATGACTGTGGAGTAATGATCGAGGGACCTGATAGTTTTTATGAATTGGCTGACGAGTTCAAGGATGGACGATTACAACTTGGACACCTCAGAGACATTCTTTCCTTCTTTCAGGATGAAGGATTTATCTGATGCCAACCCTCGATAACCATCAATCCGACAGCTTCACCAAACTAATCTATATTGGCGACAGCTCCACTGGCAAAACCGGATCGCTAGTCTCCCTTTTACAGGACGGCTACAGCTTCAAAATCCTTGACATGGACAATGGACTTGAAACATTAAAAACCTACGCGCGTCTAGCTCAAGCTGATCTATCTCGCGTCGAGTATGAAACCTACCGCGACCAATATCGTTCATCTTCTGCCGGGCCGATTATTAAAGGCCAGCCTAAAGCATTTACTGATGCGCTTGCTAAGCTGACAGAGTGGTCGGAGATCGAGGACGATAACACCATCTTTGTCCTCGACAGCCTATCTGCTTATGGCCGAGCTGCATATGCTTGGGCCAACGGCATGAACCCTGGAGCTAAAGACAAACGCCAAATTTTCTTCGCCGCACAACAGGCGGTTGAGTCCACAATCGCGCTGCTTACCGGCGAGAATTTCAAGATGAATGTCATCATCATCTCGCACGTTAACTACAAAGAAATAACTGAGGGGATTACAAAGGGCCATGCTAATGCTATCGGCACCGCCCTTGGTCCAGTTATTCCTCGTTATTTCAACACCATGCTACTGGCCGAGTCCATCGGCGCAGGAAAGAATACCAAGCGGAGGATTAAAACACTTCCAACTGGTATAATCGACCTCAAAATTCCGAACCCTGAGGCCGAGGCGGAGTATCCGCTAGAGAGTGGTTTGGCTTCTATCTTCAAACTTCTGAAGAATAAAGGATAATGCACAATGACTGTTAACTTTGCTGATGCTGCAAACAAGAAAATTGCCGACATTGAACGTCCACCTCTACCTCCTGTAGGAACTTATCGCTTTTCAATTACAAAGCTTCCAGCTGCAACTGAAAGTAACGACGGTAAGTGGGACATTCTGACTATCCCAGTTCGTGCTCTTGAGGCTATGGACGATGTGGATATGTCGGACTATGCTGGCCAGGTTGAGAACATCACGAACTCGATCAAGTTCATGTTCAACAAAGAGGACGAGGCCGAGTTCGAGAAGTCCCTCTTTCGCGCTCGCACCTTCTTCGAGAAGCATGTCAAGTGCGCTGACGAAAGCGACACGCTTGCTCAGGCCATGAACAAGTCAGTGAACCAGCAATTTCTTGGTTCTATTGCTTGGCAGCAGGACAAGAACGATCCGGAGATTTTCTACGCGAATATCGCGAGGACCGCTCCACTCGACTAGCACGGGGTGAGTGTTTCACCTTCCGCGCAAACTCCGCTGGCAGACCGGAGGGCTAGAAAAAGTCTGCTCATTTTTTAGGAATTTTTCATGAGAAAATTCAGCCTGACCATGTTACTGTTATCAGCTTGTGGTAGCAGTAATCATCCAACTTCAATTTCAAATTCTCAGTGGCAAGCCGGACCAATTATTTCTGGAAAAAATTATTCCTCACCTATTTCAGTTGATCCTTCAGGTTCATTCTCCTTTCCATTGACAGCGCCAGGAGTTCATTATGTAACTCGCCCAGGCTCGCTAAAAGGAAAGTCAAGAATTATTCTTCGCTATCGAATTGAGGCTGAGCCAAATGTTAAGTTCATGCCAACCAAAGCTCCAATGGCACCCTCAATTGGGCCAGTGCTTTATTTTCAACGGGCTGGCGATGACTGGTCCGGCCGTGGAAAATATGAGGCTTATCGTTGGTGGGCTACGCCAGTTGCTCCCTCACCAATTGTTATAGGTGAGCATGAAATTTCTTACACGCTTTCAGATAAATGGACAGCAGTTGAAACCTCCAGTTCACTGACCAACCCCTCTGGTTTTGCTGACGCGGTAGCAAATTCCTCACGTATCGGTTTTACGTTTGGAGGAGGTGATGGTTTTGGTCATGGAGTTTATGTAAACGGCCCGGCTAAATTTGTAGTCGAGTCATTCACAGTGGAGTAAAAATTATGTATCTTCTCTATTCGCCGAAAGCTCAAGGCTGGTTTACAAAATCTTCTACCTATTCTACTGACGTTAACGATGCAATGCTGTTTGATCGTGATGCAGCAATTCTTATGTGCAAGAAGCACAAGAGCGAGGCTGGACGTAACATGCTTCCGGTTCGGCAGGAAGATGTTCTAGCAGTATGAAAGACTCCGATCCAATCCTCGATTGGCACTTGAACAGCGCTCTTCCTGAGGCGCTTGAAGTTCTTGCCGAGGCGCGGGTCGCCGAATTTATAACGCCAAAATCTCTCGATCCTATCTACTTACAGCTGGATAAGAATTGTCCTAAGTGGCAGGTCTGGGGGCCAAGTGCGATCGGCGGAGGGTGGGAACTTCTTCCAGACGATTATCTCTACCATCCAAACATCGGAACGCAAATCCCTGCTGCGATGGCGTGGCTGCGTAGCGAGAAGATAATCGTTTATAGGTTCGGATTGATATGTATTGTTCAGCCTGATGATAGTTTCACTATAGGAAGGATGCCATGACGAGCGGTAAGTTCAAACCTTTTCCAATTTCCTCTATTGTTGTTGAGCGCACCGAACGTCAGCGACGAGAGCTAAATAACATCGACGATCTTGCAGAGTCCATCCATCGGATCGGGCTCATTAATCCAATCGTGATTACGCCAGAGGGTGTTCTCGTTGCGGGTGAGCGGCGGTTATCGGCTTGTCGCACTCTCGGCTGGACTTCTATCCCTGTTCAGTTCACTAACGAACTTTCGGATTACGAGCTACAATCAATTGAGCTTGAGGAGAATATCAAGCGAGTGGACTTGCCGTGGCAGGATCAGTGCTTGGCGATCGCTCGGTTCCATAAACTCAAATCCGAGCACGAGCCAGATTGGTCACAAGAGAAAACGGCGACAGCGATCGGCCTTGATCAGAATATGATCTCGCGCAATATCGCAGTTGCACAAGAAATTCTATCCGGTAACGAGCGTGTGGCTACCGCCGATAAATTCTCTGTAGCTCGAAATATTGTTGAGCGCAATTCTGAACGTAAGAAAGCCAGTGCTTTGATTGGAGCGGAAAGCGTGCTGTCCTCTGCTCTTGGCATTGAGCAACCAACCGCACCGCCTGTCCCAGTTGTTCCAATCCTAAACGCGGATTTTCACAAGTGGCAGGAGAGTTATGATGGACCTCGTTTTAATTGCCTGCATTGCGATTTTCCTTACGGCATCAATGTTGCTGATGCCCCTCGACAGAACTCAGCCATTAGGGATCATTATGAGGATAGTGCTGATACTTATTACAGCCTACTTAATCGACTTGGGCTCGCGATGGATAACGTCGTAGCTGACAGCGCTCATATGATCTTTTGGTTCTCGATGGATTACTACGAAACTACGAGAAGTTTTTTGGATGGAATTGGTTGGCAGGTTAACCCATTTCCATTGATCTGGCATAAGAGCGATAACGCCGGGGTTGCGCCTGACCCGCAGCGAAGTCCAAGGAGAACTTATGAAACAGCATTTTTCTGTGCTAAGGGCGATCGCAAGCTCACCCAAGTGGGCGCAAAGAGTAATTCTTTTGCTTATCCTGGAACACGCGCTGATGCCATTCACATCAGTGAAAAACCTTTACCTGTTCTTCGCCATTTTATGTCTATGGTGTGTGACGAGTATTCTCTTGTTCTTGATCCTACTTGTGGCAGCGGTAACGCACTCAAAGTAGCATTAGAGTTAAACGCAAATACTGTTCGTGGACTTGAGTTATCTAAAGAGTTTTACGAAGACGCTATAAGGAACTGGAAGTGAAAATCCTCTATGGAAGTGGACAAATTCTTGAGGCTATCGACGATATTCGCGAGAGAGCTTTAGCTGGAAAAATCGAGGGTCTTGTTATTTGCTGGGCTGATGATGAACGAACAACTTGGCACGGAGTTGTTTGGAAAGAGAATGCTGAATATATGTGGCCGCGACTTGTAGCTACTGTAACCGCAGCTCAAAACGATTTGATAGTCAATGGACTAGTTTCATGCGTAAAAAAATAATGCTTGTTGGCGAGGCATGGGGCGAGAAAGAAGAAGAGGCTTGTGCTCCATTTGTCGGTACATCAGGCTGGATACTTGATGGTATGCTGTCACAGGTTGGCCTCACGCGAGAGGATTGTTACATAACCAATGTATTCAATCTCCGTCCTAAACCCTCCAATGATATTAAAAATCTGTGCGGAACAAAGACCGAGGGCATTCCAGGTTTGCCTACCTTACAGAAGGGTAAGTATGTTCTCGCGAAATATGCTGGCGAGCTCGAACGTTTGTATGCTGAAATCCGCGACGTTGATCCTAACGTGATTGTGGCGCTTGGGGCGACCGCCGCATGGGCGTTGCTTCACTCCACCGGTATCAAGGCCATACGGGGCGCGGTGGCGCTTACAAGCCATTCCGTGGCGGCCAAATGCGGTCGCGCTTACAAGGTGCTTCCAACCTATCACCCCGCCGCTATCGCTCGAGAATGGGCGAACCGGCCCGTTGGCGTTGCAGATCTGGACAAAGCCAAACGCGAAAGCGAGTCTCCGATTTTCACTCGCCCGTTCCGCGAGATATGGACCTACCCAACTCTTGAGGATTTAGATACTTATGAGCAAGAGTTTATCCGACCCGCGACCTCCCTCGCAGCCGATATCGAGACTTGGCAGAACCAGATTACTTGCATCGGGTTCGCACCACACCCTAGCTCGTGCATTGTTATTCCATTCATCAGCGAACTCCGACCCAACAAAAACTACTGGCCGACAATTGATGAAGAGCTTATCGCTTGGTCTTTCGTCAGACGTTGGTTAGCTGAAAAGCCTACGATCTTCCAGAATGGAATGTATGATATTCAATTCCTCTGGCGAAGTTATAAAATCCCAGTGCCACTCGCGCAGGAAGATACCATGCTCTTACATCACGCCTGGCAGCCAGAAATGGAAAAAGGATTGGGCTTTCTAGCTTCAATCTATACTGACGAGGCCAGTTGGAAATTCATGAGAAAGGGAATGAAGCATGACTAAGTTTAGAATAGAGCTACCAGAAGGAACTAGATTTATCGAGGCCGAAAAAGCTATTCATAAGGGTAATCAGATTATTTTCTATGAGAAGGACGGTAGGGGTATCGTAGCTCAAATATCTGATAAGATAACTTTCTTTAAGGACTCGGAGGTATGACTGAGCTACCAATTCTCAATTATCTTGGCTGGCTCGGCTTCGCAGGACTTATGCTATTCTACTGGATGATCGGCACTGGCCGCACCGCAGCTGCATATTGGTTCAGCACTTTCGGAGCCATAATGTTCCTGATCGTTGGACTGTTCACGCAGTTCGGTTATGCAGCTAAGCTTCCTTCACTTTGGATTATGGAAAGCTGTATAATTATTCTTAACTTCCGAGCGTTATGGAAGCTCCGCCATGATTAAATATCTTGCTGCTCCCTATTCTCACCCCGATCCCCGCGTCCGCGAACACCGCCATGACCAAGCCACGTTCGTTTGTGCTGAGCTTATCCGTCGCGGGGAGATTATCTTCTCGCCAATAACTCACTGTCACTTCATGGCAAAGGGACACCGGCTGCCAAACGATGCCGATTATTGGCTGAGGTATTGCCTTGTATTTTTGCGCAAAAGCAGTAAACTATATGTCTTGCAACTTCCTGGATGGAAAGAAAGCAAAGGTGTTCAGGCTGAAATAAAATTTGCCACTAGTAGAAATATCCCAATCGAATATATAACAATAGAGGATTTCAGTGGCAAAGATAATCAACACACAGACAGCTGATTTTTCATCTTTCAACAGAGATGAAAACCATTGGATTTACAATGGACTTGACTGTTGCTTAACCACTGAAATTTTCAGCAATGTTATTTCAATGGTTGATAACGTCGGGCTTTCGACTTACGAGTTTAGCAAAGCACTTCAAGCTCCGGTGGCTGAAATGTGTTTGCGTGGTATTCTCGTAAACCAAAATCGCAAGCGCCAGGTTATTTCCGAGATGCGAGTTAAACTTGCTCAGCTTGAGGAACAATTCAATAAACTGGTTATTGATGGTGTAGGTGTTCCAGCGATTAACTGGCGATCGCCGGCTCAGGTTATGAACCTGCTTTACCGCGTAATGGGTTTACCACCAGTTAAAAAACGTAAGACTGATGGAACGTTCGGCCCGTCAGTTGATCGTGATGCGCTTGAAAAACTTCAGGGCATTTACTTCATAGCCGAGCCTATCATCAACCACCTTTTACTTCTGCGCGACTTGGGTAAATCTATTGGCTTTCTGGAAACCGAAGTTGATCCAGATGGGAGAATGAGAAGTGATCTTAAGATTGCAGGGACTGTCACCGGAAGATTTGCTTCAAGCGTTACCGACTTCGGAACTGGAACTAATCTTCAGAATGTCACAGAGTCTCTTAGGTCTGTGTTCGTCGCCGATCCAGGATACAAGTTCGGAAATCTCGATCTCGAACAAGGAGACAGCCGTAATGTTGGAGCCTTATGCTGGAACCTCCTTTGCAATAATTCTGATTGGAATGAGCGAACAGCAGGTGCTTATCTTGACGCCTGTGAAAGCGGAGATCTCCACACTGCAGTAGCCAAAATGACGCTCCATCATTTGCCTTGGGGCACCGCGCCGGACCGTGAAATTGCTGAGCAGTTATGCTACCGCCATTTCGATTACAGGTTTATGTGCAAGAAACTCGGTCATGCAACCAACTATCTAGTTACACCTCAAACCGCACACAAGCACACAAAGTTTCCAATTCAATCTATTCGCGAGTTTCAGGAAAATTACTTCAACGCATTTCCTTGCATTGTAGCTTGGCAGCAGTCGACGATCTACCAACTAGAGCATTTCAACCAAATCACAACTCCCCTCGGCCGACGCCGATTTTTCTTTGGCAGACCCAAAGACAAAGATACCCAACGCGAGGCCGTCGCATTCGCACCGCAATCTATGACAGCTGATGAAATCAATCTTGGTATTTTAAATCTATGGCGAGGTAATCGTGTGCAATTGCTAATGCAAGTCCATGACTCCATTCTCTTTCAATATCCAGAAGAACTTGAAGATGAAATAATTCCTTGGGCTCTTGAAACACTTACAACTCATTTAGAACTCGACAAGGGACGTAAGTTCTCAGTTCCAACCGAAGCAAAAACCGGATGGAACTGGGGAAACTATAGCGAGGATAATCCTGATGGACTTAAGAAATGGAATGGTAGTGACTCCCGCCAACGAGAAGAACGTCAGTTCAAGCTGAGTTTGGCGGGGGTTCTTGGTGCCAAGGCAGCTTAAAAACTGGATTGACAGCTTTCTTGCATATACTGAAGGTAAAGGATCACCGAGGCTTTACAGATTGTGGGCCGCGATCTTTACTGTTGGAGCGATATGCGAACGGAAGGTTTGGCTAACCACAGCTAAAGGCAGGCTTTATCCTAACCAGTATATTTTGCTGGTAGGCGGGGCCGGTATTGGGAAATCTCTATGCACCGGAACGGTTTATGATTTGCTGAATGAAGTTCGCACGCCAGAGACTCCATTCTTTATTGCGCCTACGAGTGTAACTAAAGCTTCATTGATTGACAATCTTGCTGATGCCGAACGCCGGATCGTCCGTCCAATGGACAGTCCCGCCGTTGTCAGTTTCAACTCGCTAACTATTGTCCCGAATGAGTTCGGTGTTTTCCTCCCGTCATGGGAGGGAGATTTCATGTCATCGCTAACCGATCTGTGGGATTGCGGTCGCTATGCTGAAACTCGTCGCACACATAAAATCAACATTAATATTCCGCGCACGCAGCTGAATTTGTTCAGCGCGACCACGCCGATGTATTTAACAAACCTCTTACCTGAGGGCGCGTGGGAACAGGGATTTATGTCCCGAATGTTAATCGTATTCTCCAATGAGTTAGTCTATACCGACCTGTTCAATATTTTCGATATGGACAGTCAACTTCGTAATAGCCTGATCCACGATTTAAAAGAGATGTATAAGCTCTTCGGGGAAATGACAGTTACAGAAGAAGCTAAGCTTGCGATCAATGAGTGGAGCAAAGCTGGTGGTCCACCGATCCCAGACCATCCTAAGCTGGTATCCTATTGCGCCCGTCGCGCAGCCCACTTACTTAAGCTTTGCACCATCGCGAGCATAGCTTCGGATGACGAGAAGATTATAACGATCGACCATTTCGCTGAGGCGCTTGATTGGCTTGCTCAGCTTGAGAAGTTTATGCCTGATGTTTTCAAATCAATGAAAGCTGGTGGCGACGGCCGGGCGATCGAGGAATGCTGGCACTTCACATATCAAATTTACATGAAGGATAAAAAGCCGGTGCCCGAGCATCGCATAGTTCATTTCTTGCAAGAGCGTGTGCCGGTCCATAACATCGCCAGAATTTTAGATGTTATGGAACGGTCACAGCTATTACAGAAGAAGTTCACTGAGTCAGGTGGAACTGGTTACGAACCTATGGCTTATAAAGCCGCTTAAGGTGATGAGATTGTGAATGTTCCGTCGCCATTATCAGTGATAGTAATTCCAGCACCGGCGATAAGAACTGAACCAAGATCAAGATCAATAGTTCTATCACTTGTTAAATCTCCACCGCCATTCAGTCCAAGTCCCACATTAATAGAAATTGAGCTGTCTGCCTTTCGAGCGATCTGCTGGCGCGCACCGGAGTCGACCGGAGGGAAACGATCCTCCGGTCGACTCATCCCCTCACGAGTGGCATTGGATCTTGACCAATTTCGAGATTGATTAGACTTCATTACTCACCACGGAGAGTTTTTTCAGTTTGATCTGCGTGAGCCATAACCTTGGGTTCTAGCTCATCTCTCATAGCCTGGAGCTTAGCAACATCAGGCTCATCAACAACCTCTCTGGCGTTGTCGATCAAGTCAACTACGCTCTTACCAATTTCTACGATCGCTGGAATAATCGGACCATTCAGCGCATCCCCAACCTTCTCAGCGACGTCAGCCAATGTATCCACAAACTTTGACATATCAGTTATCCCTTAATCAAGAGGTTGATCTGAGCAATTGCGACCTGAGCCTGACCAAGTGCAGCAATATAACTCGAAGCATTGCCAACCCGCTGTGCAGCGCTCGCGGCCTGATAAGCCTGTTTGGCTTTAGCAATGGCATCAGCAATTGCAATTGCTTTCGGCGACCCCGGAGTAATTACTCGAGCCGCAACCAATTTATCAACTGCCGTAAGAACGGTGTCGAAAGTCTGAAGTGCAATGACCAGTGTTTTCTCGTCGATCGAAGTCGAAGCTAGTGGGGCTGGTGCCAGCGGATTTGGAACCGACTGACAACCGGCTAACGCAATTGACAGCGCAATAATTAACTTCCTCATTTCATTCTCCTTTTAGAACAACGTTTTCGTTCGCTGGATCAACAGCAGCAGTTTCCAATTGGCTACCACGCTTGGCAGTTTTGAACGTGCCATAAGCCGCGATCGCCAGTGCAATCAATCCAGAAATGGAAGCGATAACCTGTCCTCCATTAGCTTGAATATACGCGATCAATCCCGCAATGTCATGGACTTTAAGCAGCCCAATAATCGCAGTGAATGCAGTTACGAGGAACAAGATATATCTTCCTGCTGCCTGCAATCCGTCAATCAGCCCGGCATTTTTACTTACAACTACAGGTTCATTCATTTCCATTCTCCTGCTTCAAGTGCTTGTTCAAACTCCTTCGCGTGTCCCGCAATTTGCTGAGCCCGATCTTGTCCATTAATTATCCAGCGAGCTTTACTATATTGTCCGCTCGTTGCACGACCGACGACAGGCAAGTAATCGCTGAACTTCTTCCCAGTAAACCAGCCCTCTTCCATTCCCTCGCGCATAATCTCAGCTGCATACTTCGGAGAAAGGGCCAGATCGGGATTACTAACTAAATCAATTCCAAGTTTCTTACCTGCTCTTTCATAGTTATTTCTCCAAGTCAGTTGAACATATCCTCTCCCACAAAACTTAATCCCGTCACCAGGATTAGTATTTCCATTAGCTCTTGCAAGCTTTGGCCGAGCGCCAGTTATATCATACATACGTGTGAAATAAATCGGCCCGCCCCGCTCCTTAATAGGCTGCATTGTGCTTGCAGTTTCGTGATAAGCTGTTGCAAGTGCATAAGCTGTCCAACTTAACGGCGCGCCTTCCATCGCCCAAAGAATTGCTGAACACCCATCAACTTCTTCTGAGCTCAACGTTGGTCCAAGAATACCAGAACGAACGACGTCGAAAAATTTTCTTGGGCTTGAAAGGCTCATTCAATATCTCCTAGCTTGCTTACCACTTCATCAAATTTTGAGTGTGGTTGCAAATCAAAACTTAATTCCAGCACTGCTTTAGCGCGAAGCAGGATTGTGCTTGTGGGATCAATCCGATGAATTTCATTCATGCAAAGAGTGAGCGCGACAGTTTTTCGGCGGTCGCCTTCCTCCAGTAATGTAATTCTATTCTCCTGTTCTTTCGAGCGACTGAGTAAAATCTCATGATCTTTTAAAAGTTGATCATGTCTTTGTTCACATTCGTTTAGTTTGTCGAAGAGCTCATCCCGCAATCTCTTACCCATTTCAACATCGCTAACACGCTCACTCATTTTTACTCTCGTCCATTCAGGAAGAAACTTTAAGATAACTGCAAGAATGCCAACGACGCCTCCAGCTGAAATCCAGCCTTGAATAGTGCTGCTTGACAGAACTGCTAAGATGTTAGAGATCACGACAATTAACTCACCTAATTATTTCTTAAGGTTTTAAATATTAATTAGCCCGTGATAACCACCTCCAACTCGGAGATAGGTAAGTAGAGTATTAAATTTATCAACTAACGCACCAAATTCTGCTGCAGTGGGCGGATCACCTGCAGCACCAACTGCCGGTGAAATTCCTGGAGCTACTGTTGGGCCAATTCTGTAGTTGCTATCAATTCCAACAATTCCTCCGTGAATGAAAAGATTTTGTGAACCCTTAGCAACTCTCATAACATATTCATCTTGAGAGTTTTTAAGAGCAAAATCAGTCTCGCCTCCAAGATCGCTTACACCCTGAAGAACTAAACCATCATTTGCGTGGCGATAGACGTAAGCAGTTCCATTATTTTCATCGAGCGGTCCAGGTGAATTTTGCGCAAGCTTAAATTGAGCATTAGTAAATACTGCACCAGCAGCACCAGTAATTTGTGGAATGCCGTTAGTTCCTGTATTGTGAAGTAGAGCTCCTCCAGTTAGTGGTCCACCAGCAACAATACAACGATAACTAAGATCACACTGACGTCCACCATCATCTTCCACATAACAGCCGATATAAGTGTGATTAGCAACACTGCCAATACCACGATATGATCCTACATTCCCTGCGGCATGACAATTAATATACTGATTACCCAGAAATCCATCATCATCAAATCCAAAATCTCCATTACCAAACGCATTACAGCTGTCAAGCTTAATAACATTTGCGTCGCGTCCACGAATATGAAAACCTCTACCTAAATTAGACCAAGCAGTGCAAGCAGTGAGAGTTGATAGTGAAGCATTTCCATATTCTGCCAAAGGGTCAAATGTAAGTGAAGCTGAAATATCAAATCCGGCACCAGAAAACTCACTGACTGCGACATTTTTGAGATGACAAAGAACTCGTGAATGAAGCCCAGTAGCTGAACCAACACCACCTCCGCCTTTGATAGAAATATTTTCAATTACAGAGTTAAATGCACCCTCCTGTGTCGCTGCACCATTAGGCCAAGTTAACGTAGTAACTTGAGGTTGAAGATCAAATCCAGAAACATCTTCATCAAACAGGAACTGAGTTGGCTTAGTTAACGACCCTGCAGTTTCTCTTAAATCATCAAACCCATAACCGCTGCCAGACAGCCAAATAGTTCTTCTGACACTGAGTGTTTGCGACGAACGATAAACACCTCCAGTATCTTGTAATTTACCGCCTAAATCAAGCCATACTTGAAGAGCAACACTGTCATCAATTTCGCCATCACCAATACAACCAACTTGCTGAGGGCTTACTCCATCTCTTGTATAAAGCCGAAAGCCTCGGCCATTAGCAGAAATAAAACTTGTATATGAGTTAGCTGCCACGTAAGCTGTATCAACCGCAGCATCAGCAAAATAATAAGCCGCACCAATTCCAAGAATTACAAAACCTGAGGTTCGAACCATATCAGTTCCATCAGGAATAATCATCGTATTAGCATCTTCAAACAAGCCGATTGACTCAGTATTTCCACCAGGATCACCCTTAGCAAGTTCACCTGTGGTGGCCAATCTAAGAACACCAGCATGATCAAATGCAAGAAATTTTTCAGCTCGTTGTGGTGCGGGCCACATTGGAGTAACATTTTCCCCAATTGGATAGCGAAGTGCTCGATCAGACTCTTCCTTAATTTGCTGAATTTGCATTTCCAGCAAATCTAACTCTTGCTCATAGCTCTCAGGATAAAACCCGCCCTGGTTACTAACATCAAGCTCTTGAGTTAATGGAACTAATCTAACAATAATTACTTTTTCGGTAGCAGGAACTGGATTACCGAAGATAGTAACACTCCCTCCATCGGGATCACCAACTCCAGCAACGCTATAAGCAACCGGAGTTAGCTCTTCTTTATCTCCAGTTAGAATAGTTTTTCTATAAACTGTAACATGGCTAGCATCATAAACTGGGAAGTTAAAAGGAAATGTGACAGCAACACCATCACCATTATAAGAAACAATATTAGAATGTGTTTCAACTGTCATCTTATCCTCCTAACCAGTTGGGTATGGTCCTATGTCAATGACATAAAGCCATACCTTACTCAAACGGTTGACCTCCCTTGGCCCACCAGTAACCTTGGCCTTGTTCGCGAGCTTGTTTACGTTGAAATTCTAGAGCGCGTTGGTAAGCTGCTGGATCAGAATGCTCCAAAATCCGATCCATTAATTCCCTTTCCACCACCAATTTTATACCAGGAAGTTTAAACGGAAACAAGTCCCACGCAACCCTGGCGGCATCAGAACCAAGGTGCATATCTTTACCCTCGGAGAACCGAGTAGCATTATCAACTGTTAAGCGCTTAATATCTGACAGAACCGAACCTAGTGGAGTGCTTGCGCGATAGCCGGGCGAGTCAGCCATAACCAGCGCATTATAAAGGACGTCGCCGATGATACCACCAGCTCCACCATTCAACGCAGCCCTAATCCAGAACTCTTTCGTGTTCATTGGATGAGGTTTTTTGCCATTAAGCACATCTTTAATCTGTGTAATAACTGCCCCGGCTGCAGTTGCATAAGTTGCAAACGTTCCCATTCGCCATAAGCGCTGGCCAATAGTTGGTGCACTCCAGATCTTTTTCCAATAAGTAAAGTGGACACTAGCTGGAAATACCGCAAGCTGTGCCATTGAGCGAAGAAACAAGGTGAACGGTTCTGGAGCTGGCAAGTGACGGCCGAGCGCAGTATATGTGCGGACGTTTGGCTGTGGAATGCCGGTTTGCACAAGTTGAGCTTGAAGCAACAAGAACTTGTTAGCTGTCTCGCGTTCGGCTTCCGTGTTTGCAGCTCGATACATATCAATCGGTCGCAGCATAGATGACGAGCCGAAGTTATAATACTCTGCTTTGTAAGCTGGAGTTTCGCGGAACGCTTTCCAGTCCGCCTCGGTAATTCCAGCCGAGCGCATCAGATCAACAAACGGAACCTCATCAAATTTCATATCTCTAACGCGATGAAGCGCTTGAGCTAATTCAATTCCACGAGTGCCTCGACCAACCTGCGTCCACCCCATCAATCCAGTTAGCCGATATTGAATATCCGAAATCTGTCTTGACCAAAATTTACCTTCCAGTTCTAAGTTATATCGGTTGGCTGAGTTAAGTGTGCTTAATGCGCTCTCGTAAGCAATTCCATTGTCAATCATCTGCTGACGGAAATCGTGGTAATTCATAATCGCGTGGAGGTAGCGCGGGATTACACTTACCTGTGGCATCTTTTCAATGCTTCGAGTCCACATTCCGTAAGCAGCGTCAGACAGGTTAGAGATAATAGCTGAGCCAAGCACTGCATTGTTGGTGATTGTTTGTGCAGTCGCAAGCGAAGTTGCGAGCGCCGATCCAGCTCCATTATCAACATCTCGCGAGTGCCAAGCGTAAGCTTCATCAAACCGATTGAGCGCATTTTGATTGGCGCGCCGCAGCTTGTCACCTTTTTCTGGTGCGGCCAGAACTTCGTTTGCTGTCCGCTTGCTTGCGGTTCGCTCAATAAACAGTTTGCCGGCCCGCGGGTTCGGGCCATAAACCCTCATCAAACTCACATTTCGCGAGACCGAGTCAATATGATGAATTAGCTGAGTGTAGAAGTTCCCACTTACAAATTTATCCTGCGCGGCAAGCCAAGCTTCTGGAGTTTTATAATACAAGAACCGCTGTTGAGATAACCGTGTCGCCAAATTGGAATTGCCAGTTGTCATTGGCGTAAGTTTAATATCGCCCTCGGTTAAGATCGTATCTGCGACTTTGTTCAGCACCTCCAACCGCTGATCGACAGGAATTTCCTTGCCCTCATATTGCATTATATCCCAGTCAAGAACTGGCTGACCAGCAATTTCCTGCATATGAAAACTGACCCAGGCGTCTTTACCAGTTTGACGAACAAGTGCGCTGTCGTGATTTTGGAACAGGCGATAGTTGGGATTTTCAGGAATAGCTGCCCCTTCCAAATTTAGCAGCTTTCTTCCTTCTTCCATTACATCAATAACAGATTTAGCCATTGCATTGACCGCAGGATTTTTGGCTTCCTGACCATAAATAGCCCTGACAATGTCATCCAGCCTGTCAATCGGATGAACTAATCCTGCTGCTCTTGGCATATATTTCATAAGGAGTGAGTTCAACCCTGCCATTAACTGTCCTTGAACAGCATGGTAGGTATCCTGCATTTCCTGAGAAATCGCATCCATCTCTTTTGTATGCGATTTTGCGTTAATGAGCCGTTCGTAATTCGCGTGCTCGACCCGCATCGTTTTGATCCGCTGCCAGCGTTTGTCGAATTTGAGCTGCGTGACAGATTTTAATGCTTGCTGTGCTGCGTGATCTTCGGCTACATCTTCAGTCAGCCCTGCCGCGACACCAAGTTTTTTGGCTTCGTCAAACGCAGCAGAAGCTTCATCAGCTTTTTCCTGCGTCAGTCGCCCAGTCGTGACCGCGGTTTGAATACAGTCAAGAAAGCTAGACAATGGAGCATTCCTTCATAGCTTTAACAAGCGCCTCGTCATCTTTGATTTTCTTAGCAAGTGCGCGGGCAGTTATTTCAACCTCCGGGTTATCCGGGTCTGAAAAACGAAACTCAGGATCAACAACAGTTCCATTACCAAGATCAATCTTTCCATCTTCAGTTTCTAAGCCACTCGCGACCGCCTCACTAGTTTCTGGCAAAGCTTTTTCCGCTCCGTCAATTTCCTTTGATCGAGTTGCAACCACATCGGCCCGATTACGCGAAGGATTAAATTGCGTTTGGGAAGTGACAGGTCCTTCGGTCATTCGCTTAATCTGCTGACCAATGTGGATTTTCTTGAGTGACTCGTTGAAATCCTGATGTGCCCTAATTAGCTCTTTACTTGCTTCACGCCGAGCGGTTTGCAATCTACTAAGTTCAGCTTTTGGTACTTCAGCTGCTGCTTTAGCTTCATCTGCAATTCTCTTCGGCCCGCCAAGCGAAGCCACAATCTCGTCCAGCTTTTGTGTAATGGCTGAGCGTTGTTCAACTGATAGATCAGGCGTGTTAAGTTGTTCTTCTAGCTGTCGAGCAATTCCACCTTGTTCAGGATTAACTCGTTCGATCGCGTCAGCTACAGTCAAATCGCCAGTATTCGTCTGTGCAGCTTCAATTTTTTGGTCCAAATCTGCGACAGTTGCTTGTGCTTGTTCCAGCCTATCAACCACTTCCGGTTGAGTCGTTCGAACAACTTCCTTATCAACATCAAGATTAGTAATGTCAACTGGAGGAAGATCACCAGCGGTTTCTCCGTTAATCGTAGCGCGAATATGCTCAGCATCAGCCATGAACTGACGCGCTCCAATTTCAGTATCTCCATATGGGTTATAATGATCGAACTCATTCGTGGCATCAAGAATGTGAATACCAGCACGAGCTGATGGAGATTGCATATTAGTTTCAAAAACTTCTTTCAGTTTTTCACTGTCAATCCAGGATTTATTAGCAGCAGCTTCCCGTTCGCCAATTCGCTCCGCGAGGCCTTTGTTATATCTACCTACAGTTGCACCAATAGCTTCAGCGCCACCACGAAAAATTCCTGCTCCAACCATTGCCATAATTACACTTTGCAGTGGTGATCCTGGTTCTTCTCCAAGCAGGTCACGATTGGGCTCGACCGCACCATATTGCTGAACTGCGTTAATTCCTCCCATTATTCCCATTTCAGTCGCAATGCGGACCGCGGCTGTTTTGCCAAATCCTCCAAACGGAAGAGTGATCACGTTGATCGGATCATGAGTTGAAAACGAACCAGCGACTCCGCCGACAAACTGTCCAATCTCAGCGCCAAGCCCTCCGGTTTGCGAGACTAGCGCCGATTGCTGTTCAACTTGAGCCCGGTGCTCTTTAACCTGCTTAACAATATCTTCCATTGTCAGGATATTTGGATTATTTAGCGCTTTGATTGCATCATTCGCTTTCTGAAATGCCTCGCGCTTTTTTATCAGCTCCGAGGGATCAAAGCCATGCAACGTAATTGGCTGATAAAAAATACTTGGGTCTTTACCCTCGACAGCGGCGATATAGTTGTTTATATCTCCATGCTGGAGCGGCATATCATAGCGCTGGCCTGTCGCAGTTTCTAGTGCCGAAAGACTTTTAGTCCACTGATCATAGACGTCATCTTCCAGCCCATACATCGAGCCAACTTCATATTGCTCATTATATCCTGCGCCGATGCCAGTAAAAAATCCAGAGGCCGGACCCGCCGTTCCTGGCATCCAGTCTGCATGGCCAGTCGAAAATGGATCGCTCATCTCGTCCTCGGATAAATCTGGACAACGAAATTATTTCCAGTTGGAGTTTTAATTGGCAGCCCGTCACCATCCATCTTAATGATGTATTTGTTGGGAGCTACTGCTACAAAAACTCCGTGGTCGATAACATCTTGGATTGGAACCTGACGACCTGAAGCATAAACGCCAGGAAGCTTTTCAGCAGAAAGTGCTGTTAGTTGGCCGGGCTTAAGCTGATCAATCCAATTCTGGAAACTAACGCGAGTTTCACCCTGGGGTAGAATAGTAACATCTTTAACTCTACCCTTGCTCATATCAACAATACCGGAGTCATCATTGTTTGGGATGCCGCCAACAGCCTTGCGAAGTGACTCCGCATACAAATCAGCATCAAAACTTTGTGCGTCAGTGCGACCGCCGTTAGCAACATAAATCGCTGTCGCAGCGTCATTGTAAATATTAGCTGCAGCGGGATTAAGTGATTGCAGCGCACTGCCAATCTTATCCTTAAAATTGGTTGCAATGATCTGCGAGCTTGGTCGGCGTGAGGGGTCCTCCTTCAAAATTTGTTCGCCCGCCAGAACCTGCGACATAATTGCCTGATCGTTCGGATGCCCGCGGAGCGTAAACCACAGCATTGCATCAGGCCCAACACCCTTGCCATTATCAACCATCTGACGCATAAACGCGCTGTGCAATGGACCAAGCTCGCTTTGCCATTGCTCTAGCTGTGCAATTTTCTGTCCTGGAGACATCGCATCATATTGGTTCCATAGCTCCTGTGCCTGTTGCTTAGTAAACAGATAACGCTCGCTTTGTGGAACTCCAAGAGTTTGATAGGCATTATTAACTGCTTGATAAGCAGCTCGTCGATCCTGCGACGTTTTAGCATTTTGCAGTTGTGTTGCAACTTTCGGAAATGTCGAGAACATATATCCAACGGTGTTGGATCGGCGAGCGCTCTCGATGCTGTCAGCGGCCTGGCGAGCTTTAGTATAAGCTTGCAGTTCCTCAGTATAAGTTGGCGAGCTAGTATCCTTTGGTTTCAGCGCCTCAACCTGGGCTTCAATCTGATCCACCGGAAGAGTTTTGAACTGCTGAATATGCGGGCCGACCTCGGCAGCATTCGTAAGCTCCGCATATTTCTGTGGGCCGAGAATTGGGCCATAGGCTTTATTGTAATCCTCGAGAGTGGGTTTTGTTCCAGTGTAAGCTCCCGTTGATAGATATGCATTGACAGCATTTTGGTGGTTGACTTCAACCTGAGCTTTGAAGTTCGCGTTATCATCGGCCATAGCTGTTTTAGCCCATGCAAGCATTTGCATACGCTCGGGGCCAGAGGACATATCAATGATCGGAATGCCAGTTTTACCATCTGGGCCAATTGGCAGCACAGCTTGAACTGCTTGTTCTGTGGGCTGAGTAGAAGTTGGTTGCGCTGTCGCTGTTCTTGTATCCTTACCAGTCGCAACAAACTCTTTAGCCTGATCTACTGTCATGCCAAGTTCTTGAATTGCATCTTCAACATTATAACTTCGGCCAGGAATTGGCTGTGGCAAAAATGCTTGAACGAATGCGCCCTGTTGCTGTTCAACTCCCATTTTCTTGCTCGCCCACGCAAGCAAATCACCAACAGTTTTTACCTTGTTAAAGACCGGCGCGTTGGACTTAATCGAAGCAGGACGCACCAATTCTGAAATCGTAGCATCGGCGTGAGCTTTGAGAACTTTGATCGCGTCATTAATTCCAAGAAAATGGGAGAGGTAAACTGTGGTATCGCTAATTGGTAGTCCAGCCGCACTTAGTTGAGCAATATTGTCGCCGGTGAACTTGCCAAGAACCTGCTTTGCGATTTCTGGATCGGAGCGCTTAGCAAGGATTTGCGCATCGCTCTCACCAGTATTTCCAAAAGCTTTTTGATAATACTCTTTCCAAGTGCTTTCCAGAAACTGTCCGTATCCTTTCGCCGAGGACTTTGTATTTTTGCCAGTGCCTTCAGCTGGAATGAGTTTTTGAACGTAGCTATCCAAATCAAATGGCTGGCTCTGCCCAACATCAATCGGACCGCCGACCGAAGCTTGCAGTGATTTAGGATCGAACAAACGAACCACAGTTTCAGGATTTTGTAGAGCGAACCCCTGACGTGCACCTTGCAGAATTACGTCTTTGTGCTGCTGATAAACCTGTTCCTGCTCAACTTGGTCGAGCCCAGAATGCTGCAATGCCATTCTCAGTTCGTTAAGCGTTGAGCTCACCGAAGCTGGATTGTCCTGTGCAATGGCAGATAAATTAGTTGCAAGGTTATCAGTATCTGCTCCAACCTTAGCAAAGTTCGATTTATCCTGAAAATCAATTGCCCGCGCCACGAACTGCGAGCGCAATCCGCCTAGACGAAGCGCAGCTTCATTAATCGCGTCGTCAGAATATCCTTGATTTCGCATATCCTGAATAATTTTATCATGGCGAGTTTGATATTCACCATTCACTCGTTGAACAAAGTTTGGGGCGCCAAGCGGTTCAACTTGAGTTTTATCATTGAAGTTCTTTTGCAGATCATTTGTTTCATTGACTACAATCTGGCTAACTTTAAACAGCTCTTTCTTACGTTCCTCTTCAGCTAGTGAGTCAGAATAATCTTTAACAACTGATGCAAGCGCTCGCGCACCAGAGCTGATATCAACCTGCCGTCCCTGGTTGTATCCAATACCTCCGCTCGGAGCATTGGTCCTAGGATTTATTGGAGTTGGAACTTTCATCCTGCACCTAACGTTGACTGTGACCCGCCGATCAGCGAGTTAAACTTTCGACCCACACCAGGTTTACTTAGTGTTGATCCAATATTAAACGCGGTAGCCGCTGCCCCCATCCAAGCGTTAGTTTTGGCAGCGCGTGACTCGCCCAAGAAATTGGCCTGTTCCTGCTGAAAGTTCTGAACTTCAAGCAGTCCTTTCTTACGAATATCAGCCGCTTCCTCACCACGAACGCGAGCGATATTAGAATGAGCAAGCCTTTGTGAGGCGCCAAGAACATCAAGTCCGCTGGCACTTTGAGCTGCAAGTGCAGTTCCTTCCTGTGAAGCATACTCGCGGTCCGAGCGCATTTGTTCAATTTGAGCAGCCTCACTTGCCCGATCAGCATTCTGCGCAGCAATCCTAGCATTGTTTTTCGCAATCGCAGATTGATACATCGACTGTTGAAAGGACGAAATCCCCTCAATAGCAGTAGAAGCAACAGCGAGTGCAACAGGCAGAAATGCCATTAAACTTTCCTCATCAGCCAATACTTACGACCGAACACTTCACGTTCATCGCCAGTAAACTCAAATCCATAGAGCCTTGCAAACCGAAGTCCAACACCAAAATCACTCGCGACCGCGGTCGTAGTTCCCCTCGGAATACCTCTCGCTATCCTGCGAAAATCTACCAGATCTTTAATGCCGACATTTTCTGCCAGCACGAACCACATCCAAGGCGGGCTAAGATAACTGTTATAGATAAATCCAGCCACAGCAACGTTGCCAACTCGCCAGACAAAATCTGACGCATCCACCAACTGTTCACCAGTTATCTCAATCTCTTGAGCACTGTTCGGTTTGAACTGCCACTTAGGCAAAGCTGTAATTAGCTCAATCTGGTTCATCACCGACCTCAATATCAGAAACAATGGAGAGAATATTACAGGGTAAAGGATCGGACTGCACAAAATAAGTTTGCCCATCCTCATTCCAATCAGAATAAATCAGCTGATATTTCATTCCGTTAATCAGCTTAATTGGATGACCCAGTGGTTCGTTTGTCCGCTCGCGCATAGGAGCCAGTCGATCAAGCGTAGGACCGAGTTTGATCCCGCGAGATTTATCCAATCGAACTCCTATTCCGACAATCCGTTTTCGTTTGGACTCAATACTTGTCTGCGGCAGAACTATCGGAAGAGTTTTAGCTCGGCAAGTGAAAGGCAGCCCAACGATTGCGCGAGTAACACCAACAGGTAATGTAATTTCACCTGCTTTAACCTTCTGATTTGGAAAAACATTTCCATCAGCAAGAATAGCAACAGTCTGTCCTTCAAGATGACTGAGACCACCCAACGTTTCTACAGGCTCATCCATCGTCCATTCACCACTTTGCAGTGTGAATGTCTTAGTGCGATTAGTTTCTGGAACCCAATTAGTAGGTTCAGCATAAACTTCTAATGCTTTACCATCTATAACTTTAAAAATTCCATTCGCGCCTCGAATAAAAGCTCCAATGGTTAAATCAAGTGAAGAAGTTGCTGAATAAACATCAGTTTCTGCATCCCGGAAAATTGTCAGAGTTCCATTAGGGTAAGTAGCAGGAAGTGAAAGACCGCAATCAACGCACCAGGCATCTTCAACATTTTCATATTGTCGCAGGTCCATCCGCTCAATATATTTCGTCCCGTTTCGCTCAACAGTTAAATAAACCCTATCTTCAGTTCCTTCTTGAACAACAACGACGTCGAGAAACTTACCTTGTGTAGAACACGGAGTCCAGGCATAAACCTCTTCAGTTTTTACCGAGGTAAATGCAAGCAAAGCGCCGTCTTCGCGCACTGCCCAGGTCACTTTGTAAGGACTTTCCTGATAAGCCCAACGAATAATATCTTTACCTGGTCCAAATAAATGAGCTGATAAAATACTTCGGTCCTCACTAGTGTAAGAACGATAAATCTCATTATAGGTCAGCATTCGAATGGCATGACCTTTACCCTCAGCAAATAACAAATCGTTACCAAGAGGGATTGGTTTAAGTTTGCTAACACCAGTGTAACTTTGCGGCTCGGCTAAGGCATTTGTAGGTGTAAGTGGCTCATTACTTCCTCCACCATTTAAGAGCCAAATATCTTTTTGCGTCATGCAAAGCAAGCCACCCCGAGTTACTAGTAAATGCTCTATAGGAACAATAGCACGTGAGTCTAGAGTAAACTCAAAAGCATCATCATCAAGAACAAAATCAGAGGCAGAGAAATTACTGAACTGCTTAATTCTTGATCCCCAAACTGAGATTGGGTCATTGAGACTTGCAGCATAAATTTGGCGTTGCTGAAAAATTTCCGAAAGTGTTGGATAAGTCCCAACAAGAGGACTAACAGTTGCAGTAGCCACTGCTCCACTGCCTGTTCCAGTGAAAGATACAACTGGATTAGAATAGCCTTCACCAGCGCATTTAATAATTACATTTACAATTGCACCACTATCATCAACTACGCATTGACCCACAAATCCTGAGCCGGTTGAACCAGTAACATCAACTGTAGTAGCAAATGCAGTGTAACCGCTTCCACCATTTGAAAGTTCAATCTTCTCTATTCGACCTGGAGTGAAAGGATTGCTGTGCGTAGGCGGAACGCGAGTAAAATCTGGAATAATATTTGGGTCAGTGAATTTCGTTCCGTGTGTTCGACCAACATAACCAAGCTCAGCGCCCTCTAACAAAATTTCACCAACACTGACAACTGAACGATAAACATTATAATAAGCTGCGTCAGCAGATGCTGGCCAGGTTACACTAACGCTTCCTTCCTGAGCCACATAATTAATTACACCACTGAGTCTGAAAGGCGCTCCTACCGAGCTTTCAGTTCCATCAGCCAAAACTTTAGTCACTGCAAAAACGGTTTGCGCGGTGCCGGTAGCGCTTGCAGTGCCAGCTGTAATATCAACACCAGCTATAAAAGGGGAAATTTCCTCAACTACTAGTTCCCAATTTGCGTGATCGTGACGAATAAGATTATAGACTGGAAACTTACTTGAGGTTATCCGGAGAAGATCACGATATTGTTCTATAACCAAATCTTTCAGATCTTCACCAGCAAATGGTGTTACTACCTCATAACGAACATCAAATTCATCAAGAACAATTCCACCATCCTGATAAAATCTGATATATCTATCACCAAAAAGAAGAACATAGTTATTTGAAATGTCAGTTGCAAAAGCAAATACGAACGTTCGAGTAGGTTTGTTACTTGCTCGCGCAATGTCAATGAATTGCGTTCCAGGTCGCGAGCTCAAACCGCCTCGATAATCTACGAAAAAATTCTGGGCCTCAGCAACTGCAAGATCATATTTAGTAAGGTCAGTTCTGCCGTAGAGAGACGGCGAAATCTCTCCTGCAATAAACCCATACTTTACAATGTCAGTTGACATTGCCGAGGGTTAGCGTCGCGCCGTAGGGGTAGAAGAAACGGTTTTGAGTTCCACCATCCGAAAATCCTCTTGCAGCAATCCAGTCCGGAATGGACTCAAGCACAGGTTCGCTATTTGTGTTTGCGGCTGTCTCGCGAGCAGAAATGATAATTGAGTTGGCTTGCTCAATTAACAATTTTGCTCTCGAAGTTTTTCCGGTAAGCGAAGTGCAAATACTTGCAGCTAATCCACTCATTATTGCCATTTGCAATTGCGGCGACCACATTCCAAGCTGCTGCTGGCGAAAAGTATAGACTAAAACTGGAGAAGTTTGATTTGTCATCAGCGCGCGGTTTTCTGCGCCGTAACTTTGAACTACAAATTTCTCGAAACCATAGATATATTGTGGCCAGATGTAATCTGACGGAAGCGCGTAAGCATTTGAAAAATCTGGACGGGCCTCACCTTGAACCCAAGTGTCTCCATCTTGAGCTGAAAGCAGCGCAAGCCGTTCCATCTTTGTAGCTTCTGGCCAAGAAGCTGAGGCAAGAACCTGATCCCGAATATTCGGAAACCATAAGTTACATGCCTCAGCTTCTTTACTATCCTCGAGCGGTGACGCAACCCTATTCCGAGCACCGATTGTATCCAGTGCAAGATTGTAGAGCTCGGTTATGCTTGTCGCCACCGTTCGAGTTCCTTATACCGGCTTCTTAGTTCCAGCTGGTAATGGACCACTCTCACTTGGCTTCCCACCAACTTGATTAATTCCAGCATCTTTGGCAACCTTCGCTGCCTTAGCTACTGACTGATCCGGTTCCTCGAGGCCGTGTTCACCAACTGCACCACCAACAGATTTAACGTCATCCTGAACTGCGGATGGCATCATCACCTGTTCACCTCCACCAGTATTCTGGAGAACTGCAACGGTATCAGTTTTCTCCACAATTTCAGCGGAAGATGGAAGAACGGCATACCGCTGTGCAGCCTGAGTTCCTCCAACAGTAGTTGTGGTCGTAGTTTCCTTCACAGGAGTTTTCTCGGCTTTCTTTGGTTCAGCCCATTCTGCCGGAAACTCGTGTGGATTATCCACTGCTTCGTAGAGTGAACCATCAGGCCCAAACCAGTTGTTCCTGAGGTTTACAAGGACAGTTCCTTTTGTCATCTTAGTTCACTCCTTCCGGATAAGACTTACCGAAAGCATTCGGATCGAGCGTAAGAAACGCATTGATCTTTCCAGCTGTGGTAGTAGTCGTAGCCGTAATACAAAGAATACCAAGAAACTCTTCGTAAACTTTGCCTTCGATAGGCAGCCTGAAAACACCGATAATGCCACCGGCCTTGATCTGCTTGTCAATAGAAGCAAGCGCTCCAGTAACAAACGTGCCGGTGTCGATGTGAACAGTTGCACTACCATCAGTTGCGATCGCGGCTTGAGCATCCGACACAAGCTGAAACTTAACTGTTCCAGCGGCGCCCGCAGTGATAATCGCAGTATCAGTTGTGAGAACAAGAAAAACTTCCTGCCCACCACCAATATCTCGATGCACACTTCCAAGATCAACAACGTCACCGATCAACGCCGTTCCAGCTGCAGCTGCAACACTCGCGGCGTCGGCGAACTCTAGTCTATCGTCCATAATCATGTCAAGTTCTCCTTAAGACACGAGGGCTTCATCAGGCGCAAGCGCATCAACTCGGCGGATCGGAATACCACCAAAGTCAGTCCGCATAACGCCTCCAACCATGTCAACAGTCAGCACGCTGTTCTTCACAGCACTTGCAGACTGCTGCCGCAGTTTGGTAACAAGCTTTCGATCCATATACCAAGCGGCGCGCCCAGCTGAAATATTCGGGATACGCTCCATTGCCTGGAACATCAGGTTTGGAAGATTGGAACCAGTCGCTGCATCGAAAGTAAGATTGGAGCGATCAATATTGCAGATACGAACGAAATACCGCCAGTCGCGGATCGTAAGACCAGCGTCCATACGGTAATGCGAACGATAAGCCTGCATACGACCACCAGCCCCATCGACATTTTCGATAGTGACTTCACCCAAGTCCTGCTGCTGGATACCAGCTTGAGAACCCTTTGGAACGATGCCGTAACCAGTATTCGGACCCCAAACCGCTAACCAAATGCTCGCGTTGTCGGTTCCAGCTCCATCTCCTTTAATAACGTTTGCTCCGTTCGGGGCAGTTGAGTCATTAAAACGCGGAGACAGACCTGTAAAGGCTTCAGGCTGAGTTCCTTCATTTCCATAGAAGATGGTCTTAGCAATCTCTTCCATCATGCCTTCAACATGAGGACGATCCTCTGACAAACGGAACGCAGCGGTATTGCCATTAAGATCAGCAAGCGCCTTGTCCACTTCGCCATAGGCTTCCAGCATACCAGTATTGTCAGTGACCTGAACGGTCTTTGACTTACTGGGCTGGACACCGCCATACATCTTACGCCAGGTCGGTTGAGGCAGGCCGGTTCTAATTGTAGTCCGATTACCAGTCGTCAAATTACCTTCTTGCCAGACCATATCATCAAGAATTTCATTGGTCTGGTTGAGGATTTCCACAATATCGGCGATCTTGCCGTCAGGATCACTCCTTTTGGCGAGGTCCAATAGCGTGGGATGGGTGTCAGCAAGAGTTGCCATTTAACCTATCCTTTCATTGAGGGAAACAAACGCTGTGCCTTCTCTTCCTCAGTCAAATCACCCCTTGGCCCGGTGCCTGGAGTAAATCCACCCTCGGTCAATTTGGCAGCAATATTATTCAAGAATTTAATAACATGAACATTATTGCCAGCGCCAGTCATATCAAAAGCAGTGCGAACCTCCTTAGTTCCAAATTCGTCAAGGAGTTTCCCAATGCTCGTCAGTGTCGGTTGAAGCTTATTTCCACCAATTTCTGGATCGTTTTTGGCTTCGTCCCGCCACTGTGTCTGCAACGTATCCCACGCTTCGCTATCTTTTTCAAGAGCTGCGCTGATGGTTTTGGCGTGCAGGTCCAAGAGCGCTTGCGCTCTATCCTTTGGCTCCATCTGGCCATTCAGGATTTCTAAAAATTCGGTAGCCATTTCTGGCTGGATTTCAAAACCTTCGGGAGCTTTGAAATCTTCGATCTTGAGAGGTTCAACTACTGGAGGTTCGTCTTTTGGAGGCTCATCCTTAGGAGGTTCATCCTTCGGTGGCTCATCTTTGGGAGGTTCATTGACTAAACTTGGATCATCAGGCGGCGGATCGTCGTGACCCTCTGGTGAACGAAGCAATCGCCCGAGCTTACGCTCCAGGTTCGTCGGCCTCAGTGTCCACGGTTCCTTCAAGGTTGAGCTCAGCATCTCGGGTAGCACGTTCACTTACATTCTCCTTCATCATTAAAATATAACCGTCAGGATCAACCGAAATTATTCTATCCAGTATCCTCTGACCTACGTTCATCTCTCCACAATTAAACGCGGTGTTGAGCGCGTTACCGGCAAAAGGCTGTAATCCCACTCGGCCAATTTCCAGAAGCCACCAAAGAAATTTTCGTCCCTCCGAACTTGCAAGTGCCTGACTTACAGCTGAAACAATTCGATCCTCGTCCTCTCGCTGCCAGCGGCGCTTTAGTTTCTCTACTTCTACCATGCGGTTGCCTTAGTGTAAATGAGCCATATCATTACTGTGCTGCCAAGAGCTGCTGGAGCGCATTTGCCCCACCGCCAACATCAGTTTCAGAAAGAACCTTTGCGCCCTGAACAGCAGCAAGACCTGCTTGACCTGCCTGAGCTAAATCTTGTTTATTCTGTTCAGCTTCCTGATCAGCCTCAACGTCCTCGCGAGGCCGCATGGCTTTAGCATCAACTCCGATATTGAGTCCGTAGGTGCGTATAAGCTCATCCCAATCAGGGATTTTCAGAACTTCCGGAACCGCTGCGCTTACGTTACCAATCAGCTGAACCCAACGTTCAACCGGCGCAGCAGCAAGAGCCTGTTGCGCGGTCGCGAGAATGCTAACGTATTGAATTTCAATTTCGCTATTTTCCAGTCCCTCAGGTGGATCGGGCAGCATTTGACGACGCTGCATAATTGAAAAGATGCGATTGATCGCGGGATCAAGAGCCTCATTTTCAAACCGCTCAAGAACCGAGCCGAGAAGCACAAGCTTTTCCTCACGCCGAGCATCAATCTCAGTCGCGGACCGCACAGTGTCAAGTTGCGAAATCATCTGAAAGAGTTCATTGAAAAACGTTTCGCGAATACGAACCTGAACATCGCGAATATCAGTTGTCATTTCCTGAATTGGTGCGCGAATTTCATAAAGAGGTTTTACACCAATATTGCCAGCACCAGCAACATAAGTAATTCCGTTAGGAAGCAATGCGGTTGGTCGATGCTGAAGTTGAATATCCGCAACCACCGGCGGATTAATCATCTTATCCAAGCCCTGCGCTTTGCGCTTGGTTTCTTGTTGGAGCTGAATTACGTCCGGCAGTGCGTCCATTGCTGGTGAAGTGCCATAGCTATCATTAGCTGTAAGTTCCCAACGCGGGAAAATTCCAGGAAGTTCATTGAAACCGCGCTGTGCAAGCACTTCGGTGTTTGGCATTCCCTTTTGCCAATAAGTTTCTCGAAACGCAAATTTAGCTGGAACATCGGATTTTCCATCCTTATTAGGCTCAATAAGATGAATTATATCAAAGCTCTTCAACGCATCTCCGCCACCTCTTTTATACTGTGAACGAACTTGTTCGCTGCAATTTTCCTCACCAAAGCGAGTTACAATTTGACAGGCGGTTTGGCAAAACTCGCGGGCGAAGGTATCCACCTGTAAACGGAAATCTTGGCCGAGATAAAACTCGCCAAGGGCTGGATTGAAGCAGCGAATAACTGTGTAATCATCCTCGTAGATCAAGTTCGCGGCGGAACCAAAAACTACCAGATCAAGATAAAGAACAGCCATCGAGTTATAAAAATTGCTTTCGCCCATGACTTTCATCATTCGGCGCGCAACCTCGTCAGCCCAAATAGTAACGGGACCGCCCTCATCATCATAGCCTGGAACACGAAGCTTAAACCACGGACGCGAAGGTGAGGTAATTCCATTCATCATTCCACTGGAAAGAACTCGTGCTGCTTTAGTTCCAGTGGAGTCTAAGATGTATGGGTTTTTGGCATTTCTAACTCTACGCTCTCTATCGCTCTGCAGCCAAACATAACGCTTCGGCAGAAAATAATCTGCCAGCTCGCGCCAGAGCGTCCAGAACGGATAACGCTCACTGCGCAATTGCGAGATTACGCTTTCAAGCCTTCTCTTCTCGTCAGAGGAAATCTTCACTAATATCCACCAATCAATGAAACTTTTTGAGTATTGGCTTTACGACGAAGACCTGAAGGCGAAGTTGAAATTAGCGAGGATGATCCAGCATATGGATCACTGGCAAACGGGTTTGAAATGTCTCTCGCTTGCAGCGGTGCGTTCGCCGGTGGCACCGGCTTAGGCGGTTTGGGAGGGGAAAGAAAGCCCAATTTATCCTCCGCTCATTAAAGAACTAGCTGGTGAGGTTTGTGTAAGCAAACTTGGCTGTGGCTTTTTATCCCTTCTAGGAAATAATCGCGAGCCAAGAGCAAGACCGCCCAACGAAGTCAGCGGATTATCTCGCAAGTAACCCATCACTTAACTCCTTCGTAAATATTTGCGCGCTCGAACGGATCATAGTCAGGCGCGACTGTCGGTTTCATCTGTTCCTTGTCCTGAGTTGTTGGTATATATTCAAAACTCGGATAGGCAAAAGTGCAAGCAAGAGCATCAGCCACGTTAGGAGAAGGAATACCGCGTGAGCGCATTTCCTTCTTACTTTCAAGTTGAATTGCCTCTGCTTTAGTCATAGCATAGGTAGGACCAGTAAGCTCGTCAATAAGCGTAATATTCTCCCCGCATGACATTTGCGGAATTGAGCCATTGGCAAGCCAATCACGGAGTGCGCCCCAAATCTCGGCGCGCTTATTGGCATATTTAACTCCACTCATATCAAAGCCATCAGGCTTAGAGCCGAAGTCAACATCAATAACTGGAATGCGAAGTTGGCGAAGGCGGTCACAAACGCCACCGCCGACACCGCCTGAGTCCACCATTGCAATTGAGGCGTGATGACGCAAGAACGCGGCTGCAACTTTGCCAGCAAATGTCATGGTATCGAGGCCATAGTAAACTTCGATCTCTCGAGTAATTGCATCGCGGCCACAGCGTGGATAAATTACTGAGGGGTCGTCGCCGAAACGCCCAACGTCAACTCCAAGAACGACCGCGCCAGCTTGAGGAAAAAGCTCCCGCTCAATTGCATCATTCGCTAGCTGGTAAGAAATAAAGCTTTCAGCATCGACACGTGGAAAAACGCCACGGACACGGACACGAACGAAATCGCTGTCCTCGCCGTAGTCATCAACCCAACGCTGGAGTTGAGTTTTGTTTGATAGCATTGTAGTGCGGGAGTCAATCGTGTCAGTAAGCCAGCGGTGGGCGAACCTGCCGCCAGGAAAACACTCGCGAAACCGCCCTTTATTCCTCGTTGGGTTGCCGAACACCATCCAGATAATTTGCGTGTTTTTGTCCGTTAGCGCGCCCTCAGTAACTTCCCAAATCAAATCAGGAATAGCTGAGCCCTCATCAAAAACAACCAGAATACGTTTGCCTTGATTATGCAGACCGGCGAACGCTTCGGTGTTACGCTCGCTCCAAGGCACCATATCAATTCGCCAGGTGCGTTCGTGAAGCGGGTCTTTAGCAAACAGGGCGGTCGCGGTCATTGCAAATAGTTCTCTTGCAATGAACATTCGATGCCATTTACTGACCTCAGCCCAAGTTTTGGTTTTAAGCTGGTTTTCGGTGTTGGCGGTTACAACACCTTTAGTATCCTCGAAGGTAGAAATAGCCCATAGAATGATCCATGCAACGAGAGCTGACTTGCCAATTCCGTGACCAGAGGCGCGAGCAATTTGAATTGCCTCTTCAACAGTAATTAATCCGTTACCGAGGTCGGTTAGGACTTTAACCTGCCATTCGTCAGGCCCGTCAAAGTTCTCAAGCTCAGTTTCTGGCTCGCCCCATGGAAAAGCGAACAAAACAAACCCAAGCGGATCAGAACTAAAACCCGCAAGTTCCTCGATAAGGTCCATTACAAACCAAACGCAGCCAAATTACGGAGAACATAAATCAGCACGATAACAATAGCGACAACGTAAATAACCTGTTTAATTACTCCGTCAATTGGTAAAAGCTGAATGACGTAAAGAATTGCGCCGATGATGATAAGCGCGATAAGTAGCTCAATCATTTCTTAGCCCTCCGTTTAACTGCATAGGCGATTGCGATTGCCTGTTTTTGTGATTTGCCAGCGTGCATCTCGCGGCGAATATTCTCGCTGAATGCACGCTTACTTCTGGATTTAATCAGTGGCATTATGAGGAAACACCTTTTATCACGTTGCAATTGATGACCGGGCTCTCGGTGGCAGTCCCGCTCACGGCCGACACGGAGAGCTTGTAGCTGCCCGAGGCCACATTGGTGGCGATGACGTTGTAGAGGTTGGCGCCGGTCTGCTGCGAGCACACGATAACATCAGTAGCGACCACTCCTGTGTTCGTCACTGTGAAGGTGTTCCAGGTAGCCGACCCGGCAGCGGACACCAAGGTAATTCCACAAGACATTTTGGAGCAGGTGACCCCGGTGGTGCGGCTGGTAAGCTGGGTAACTGTTCCTCCAGCCCCAGTTGCATAACCAATTCCAGATGTTGCTCCAGAAGAAGTAACTACGCCAGTGGCTGCTACTGAAGCTGGTGTAAGAGCTTGTCCTGAAACTTTCGAAACAACAGTAGCTGAGGAAAGAGTAGTAGCAAGCGAACCTGCTGAAGTAGTTACGTCCCCAGTAAGAGCTGGAAAACCAGCCGCTTGAAGAACTCCTGAAGAATTGAAATCCGTAACGCCACCAACACTGAATGTTCCTCGCGTTATTCCTACATTTCCTGCAGGGTTGATGGAGATAGCTGTTTTAGAGCCAGTTGAATAAACATCAGTTGTGGCAAGAAACATAGAGGAACCTGCTGCTGAGGTTCCCGTAACGTAGATACCAGCTGAAGCTGGTTGGGCACTATCGTTAGTGCTGAAAGTAATTGCTGGGCCTTGACCATCTATTCCATTAGAGGGAAAATTGAGACTGCCCGCCGCTGTGCCTGGAGTAGTTGCGCTCCACGCAGCATATCCTCCAGTTCCTTTAAAAGTCGATGAGAAGATATTAGTAGCTGAAAAAGTGTTGGCCCCATCAAGAAATGGAAGATTATGTCCCGACGTTCCTGTGTTTGCTGTGGAAGCTGTGCCAAGACCAGAAACATCAGTATTAGTAATTGAAAGCAGCGTTTTCGTTTGAGAAGCTGTAAGTGCTGAAGGCGTTGCCGTTCCACCAGAATTATTTCCAAGAATGGTATTATTAGAGATTGGTGGAAGCTGTGTTAGCTGAGTTAGAGGACTGTAAAATGAACTGCTATAAGCTGAACTTGTTAAAGCTGTAATCAGCGCAAGAAAGGCCAATTTTCGCATAAATATTTCCCCTCCTCAACGATAACTAATGTTCAGGCCGAGAATATCTCCAGCGGTCACAGCGGTGTTGTCATTATCAGCAGAACCAGCAACAATCCTAAAACCCATACCAGGAGTGTAGTATTCATTTACATCAAAAACAAAAGCGGTTGAGGGAGGAATATAATAGGACTGGCGTGGGGTATCTGTGGAAGTTGGGGCGGTCGCTTTCTCATACATCTTTATCCAGCGAGCGCTAGTGCTGGCGTTATATCCCACAATCGTTCCAACATAAGTCGGGGCAGTTGTTACCGAAGTTGCATTTGTAGTTCCAGCTGCCGATAACAAACGATAAGTGGTATTGGAAGGATTTGCAGTGCTCGCAAAAAGCGGAGTTGAAAAAGCAAGAGCTAAAACTAACAGTAATCTATTCAGTTTCACTTGAACCTCCTTCGATTAAAGTGAACTTACGCTGAGCTACTCTCTTTCGTGCAGCTTCAAGACGACTAGCCAAATCAACATTTAAATTAAGCTGAGTTGAACTGGGACCATGCCCGGTGCGGTCGGCGCCAAGCTTAGTCAGCTCCATAAGCTGTCCATTGGAAATTTTATCAGGCTCTTCCTCAAGCCGGTTGGAAAGCTCCTCAGCTGCATCCATCGCGAGCCCGCTCAACCGAACGTGGAGGTCGCGATAAGGTCGCTGTGCATCTTCGCGATAAAACTCCAGCAGTTCTCTAAACGCGGGATCGGATTTGAGAATGCTGACGCGCGAGATAGTGTAACCACAGAAAGTGGCTGCGTCACCCTCAGGCATTCCACTGGCGAGGTTTCGAGCCAATGCGTGATGACGCTCCGACAGACGCTTGATTGCCGAGGGTTTTACACCACGCTCGCTAGACAACAGCACCATATCTGCTCGATCCAGTTCACGAACCACAGCGGCAACGATTGGTTTCGCGGCCCGCCCTCTAGTTCTAAAAAGCTCAGCGTTCAATTCCATATCCCCTTATACACCAGAAACGCACCGGGGCCAACCCCGGTTCCGCAATCGCGGATTAGAGCCATACCATTTACTGGGTGAAATTCTCACCGAGTTTGTGAGCCATCATATTTTGCGAAGAAGGCAGTTATGAGCCATATGTTAAAAACTGTATATATTTTGCGAAGGGCCAGGGAAACCGCGAGGCGCCCCGGTATCAGCCAAAAAGGCGCTTGCGCGCTAGGGTTAAAACTTGGTTGCATTTAGCTACGGAAGATTTTTTGCGTGAGCCGCTTGACAAACTTCGTTTGTCGGTTCAAGGTAGCGTTGCGACTCGGAAGTAACCGGGCCGTTCTTTGAAGGAGTCGAATGATGACGAAGTTCACAATTGAACTGGAAGACGAATACATCGTTGGTATGCGGAATGGTGCGAGTGTGACTGTTCGCACCACGGAAATCGCAAGCGTTCTTGCCAATCTTTGTGAGTATGGGATTGGCCAGAAGCTGCGTGACAGCGCAAGCGCCGCGACCAAAGTTGCCGATGAAACCAAGACGGAAGTTCAGACCGTCGCGCAGGGCATGATGAATGATTGTCTTGCTTCACTCATCAAGGGTGAATGGTCGCATCGCGGAACTGGTGAAGGTGTTGATCCGCGCACCAGCGTTGCACGTTCCATTGTGCGTAAGGCGATTAAGGAGAAGTTTGGAAGCAAGTCGCCTGAATGGGCCAAGTTCACCGGAATGGAGCCTCGCGATCAGAACGCGAAGCTTGACGAAGTTTACGCCGCGAACGCTGCGACCTTCGATCCGGCGATTGACGAAGAACTTGCCCGTCGCGCCAAGAACGCGAAAGACAAGCAGAAGCTTGCGAACAAGCTTGAAATCAGCCTTTAATCTACCTATCCCCCGACGGTTCACGCTGTCGGGGGATTTTCTTTGCCTGGCGTAATCGCTCACGTAACGCTATTGCGGAACTCTCGGGCCTAGTCAATCGCCCGATTTTGGACACTAACGTTAAAACCCGGTTAAAGCCATACCACGAGTTTCGGTATGGTCTTATGTCATTGACATAGAGCCATACAGTTGTTTGCATTCCCAAACTCTTCCGATCTCGTTTTCTTTGAGTTACAGATTTTTTTTTTTTCAGAAAATCGGGAAGGGAAAATGACCAGCGGGTCATTAAGCGCCAAAGCGATGAGCAAGATGGTATGGCTCTACCCAACTTTTAAGCATAGTGTGTGTTTTCGCGAAATAAGCCATGCCCTAGGGTTCCGCAGCCACATACTGCAGCGTGAACGCTAGAAGACGCTGCCATCGTCATAAAGCTGAACAACCCCATTGCAAAATTTCGGGTTTTATGATACACTTCAGAATAATCGGAGGTGCGACGCCGCCGATTTGAGGAAGGAGTCGAAAGTGAACCGTTTTCATTCATCACTGGAACACCGTTGGAAGAGAGCAAAGCGCGACGGGCGGATGCAGTTCTCTTTCAATTGGCGCGGGAAGTTCAAGACCTGCTCTGCCGCGCGCCCATATACACAGGATGATATTCGCCGCGAGGAAGAGGCAATCGCCCGCGGCGAAAATTGGTGCAGGCGCAACGGTTATTATTTCGATTGAGAAAAGGAGTCGAAAAATGCAACCGACATTCATCAGCAAACACATCGACGGCGCGGTTATTCTCCAGTGCCGTGAAACGGGAGAGCGCTATTCATTCCGCGAAACCCGCGCACCATTTCCAGTCTATCGCGAGGGCAAAATCATTTGCTACAGAAATTCGCGTTCAGCCGCATTGTCAGCAATTGAAAGCAATGCGCGCTGGTCACTACGTGAGTTCTCGCTCGGTTAACAACGAAAGGAGGTGCAATTAGCTGGCCAGCGGTTCTCCCGCGACAACCCCAACCGCTGGCCTACTAAATGCACGAAAGGAGTCGAAAGATGAACAAGAAACATTACAAGCTAATTGCGACAGCACTCAAGCAAACGCTCGAAAGTGCAAGCGAAGGCTCTGCAGAATATTGGGGAGTCCGTCGCGCCATTGGAGCGGTTCGAACAGCGCTTGCTGAACTAAACGAAAACTTTGATGAAACAAAGTTTCTTGAGGCTTGTGGAGTCGAACAATGACCTTAGCTGACATTTGCAAAACCAGCCACGCCAAACACGGCGCGATCAGCCTCGCCGACATTCAGCGAGGCGCTGAGTTCATCGAAAAACCTGCGTTCGATTATCCCGAGCGCACCTGCCGAATAATAGGCCAGACCGCTTTCATCTGCGACAGCACAATCAGCCACGCCAAGGAAAACACTACGTTTCCTGATAGTGTGACCGCCGGTTACTTGCTCGAGCAATTCGAAAATGAACAGGTTGCGAATGCGCTTATCAATGAACTGAGGAGGAAAAAATGAAACCGAAGGTCCGCGAACACCTTGATCAGCGTTTGTCACACAACGCCGGCTATGCTGGCGGTAAAATTCTCCGCAAACGCATGGCTCGGCTCGCAGCGCGTAAACAGGCACATGGAGAAATGATCGAAAATCTCCGCCGCAAACCTAAGTCGGTTCCGGAAAGCGCATTTAAAATGCCTGGGAGCATGAAATGAACAGCGAAATCAAAGCGAAATGGGTTGAAGCTCTGCGTTCAGGTAGATATAAACAGACACGCGGCAGATTGCGGGATACTCAAGGTATGTGTTGCCTTGGAGTTCTCTGTGATATTTTGCACCCGGAGGGCTGGGAAAACTACGACAGCAGTTTCCAGTTTCGTCAAGAGGTGAAAATGCCTCCAGCAGAAATCCTAAGGGAGGCAGGACTTCCAACCAGTACTGAGTTAGGTTCCGTAGCAGATAAGCTCGCTATCAAAAATGACACAGGAGCTTCATTTTCTGAGATTGCTGACTGTATCGAGAACAGGCTATGAAGCGCGAAATCACTCCCATCATTTTTGCTAGTGCGCTGCGATCCGCGCTTGATTATCGTTCCGCTGGAATGAGCCAAATCGAAGCCGCAAGTCAAGCTTGCCAAACTTACGATATTTCAACTGATTGGGCCTATATAATCCAAGCAGTTTTGAATGACAGCAGTTGGCTAGCTGAAGCTTGGGCCGAGCGCATTCGTGAGCAATCGTTAGATCGAATTGGAGAAAAACTGTGAAAAAAGTTTTCCCTCCTTCACCGCTCGAACGAGCTAAGAACGCCTATGATTGGCACAAGCGCTGTCGTGAGGCGGAAGATGAAAAAGACCCGCGCAATGACTGAGAAGCCAAAAACAGAGCTTGAAGTTCAGCTTTTGGAATGGGGCTGTCCATACAAAGCTGAAGATCAGCGATCCCTAGTTTGGTTAGCTGGCTATCGCAAAGGATTTCAAGCTGGACATGAAATGACCCAGCAAGTTTTCAAGGAAACCTTTCAATGACTGAAGCCAGCAAATCCAATCCCGCTCCGCTTGACGCATACGAAACTGCCAAACCCGATGAACCAATTTTCACGCTACAGGGCGGTGACCCGCTTGCAGCCCCACTTGTCCGCTTATGGGCAGAACTAGCTCGCGCTCGCACTGGACTTCGCCCTCATCTCCTTGTCACGATGAATGACTGTCGAAGAACAGGAAGTGAAGCCTCTGTTGCACATGATCCAAAGGAGGTTAATCGGCTGCTTATCCGTGCCACCGAAGCGGAGCAAATCAGCTGGCTCATGGACGAATATCTAGCTGGTGGAATAGTCATTGCGCAGGACGCAGAAAAGCATTTCGACGAGTTTGAAAAGCTCGATATCTATGATATCCGTCGCAGATGTGCAAGTGCGATTAGCAACTTCTTCAGCGAGTTGAATGACTATCGCGAGGAACTCGTCAAGCATGAATTTCTCGATGCAGAGCTTAACAATTCAATCGAGGGTATTATTCTTGCACTACGCTCGATCGAAGCTAAAATTGGGATCAGCAAATGAAATCCTATCGTGATTATCTCAACGAACGTAAAATCGCTCGCGGTCCGTGGGTGGTTTACGAGAACTGTGAAAAGAAACCGTGTGAGATTATTCCAATCAAGGAGTCGAAAAATGCCAAGAGCTAGATATTTTTACGAATACTATCTCGCTCCAGATGGTTGGCGCTGGCGATTAAAAGCTCGCAATGGGCGGATCATTGCTGATGGAGCCGAGGCCTATTCAAGTGAAGCAGCCATTCGCCGTGCAATGTGGAATTTGAACGAGGGAATTATCTTCGCGGGTCGTCCGCTGGAGATGATCAAGGAGGGTTAAATGTTCCAAATTGACCTTTCAACCTCCGGCGAATTTCAACTTATCCTGCCAACCGGCCGATCACTTGAAATCTCCGCCACGCCAACCGGCGTTGAGTATATCAAGAAGATCATCCTCGATCACCGGAAAAACCTCCGGCCAAAAAACGGAGGCTACATCGGCACATTTCCTACGCAGCACGCAGTTGAGAAATTCCTAAAGGAAAAAGCTGCGCAGATTAAGTTGGAAGAGAAAGAACAACAGCGCGTTCGAGCGAAAGGACTCGGAATTGATTTGGATAAGGTGGAGATAAACCTATGAACAAGGCTTTCTACTCTTGGTGTGCAGAGGTTGGAATATATCTTGCTGCCCAAGTTATTTTAGCTGTGATTGCATGGCGGCTGTTTTGACAGCCAAGGAACATTTGCTCGCTGCATGGAAACGCGGAGCTCCGCAAGCTGATACTTCACGTGGTTGGCCCCGAGGTTTTTGGCAAGACGTGGCGCTAATCGCTGTGCAAAATGCACTTGGCGAGGAAATCACAATTCGCCAGACCATGTGCGTTCGCGGCAGCTCGCCCGAACCAAAAGTTCGGTCTAAGCTCGGAGTGGATTTGAATAAATTGGAGATCAATTTATGATCGAGATTGAAAAAGGTGTTCCAATTCCTCCATCCTCAACAGCACGTTCAGAGTTTTTCGATGTTATGTTTAAGATGGACGTCGGAGATAGCATTCTCATAAGAGGCGACAGAGCAAAACAGAACAAAGCCAAAGCTATGACTGGAAACTTCAAAGCCCGCTATCGGCGTGAATTTACAACTCGACGCGTAGCTGAGGGTTTAAGGATTTGGAGAACCAAGTGAAAACTCGCACCATTGCCAACCGCCTTGGAATGTATGCCGACGTCAGGCAAATCCTTGATGCAGCATTGCAATCCGGCGGTGGCACTTTTGATCTTCCATCCCACGGCGCGGCAGTGCATTGGCGACAGCGGGCCTACAAATTTCGTAAGCTCTTCGCCGAAACCATGACTGACCGCGAGACATTCGCCATGTCACCTTACGATCGGCTCACGATGCCACAAATTCCCGACGACAGTTCAACTGTCGTTATCAATGTCAGGGAAATTGTTGGCACATTCACTCCCGCTCGCGAACCAAGTGAAGTTCAGATGATCCCGGTTCCGGGAGATGAGCTTTTTGATGTAGCAGCCGGAATTGCAAAGAAGATCAAGGAGGGAGAACTATAATGGAAGGACAGACTAAAGTGGATAGATTGCGACCGCTGAACGATTTGATGCCCCATCGCTGCCTGAACGCGCTTGAGGACATTAAGGCGCTGTTCGCTCATGCGCTGACTGACAGCATCGATATGGTCGAACGCATCCAGCGGATTTGCGACGACGCGCTGAACACCCGCTCCCCATCCAGCGATGGGCCGACAAACGAATTGCGAGTTGCCGTTGCTCTCGAACGCGAGTTCCCTGAGTGCGTTGACGAGGGACGCATGGGCTTCATTCAGCGCCTTGCCCGAGCGGCGGTCACAACATTAGCCCGCCCATCCAGTGATAAAAGACTGGCTGACACGGAGTGGGAAGGGCCAGCCTACGAATACGGGGTAACTTGGGGGCCAACGCTTACTGAGGAGCAGGTTCGCGAGTTTGTCGATGCGGCGGATTACTACATCGCCGGATTGCAGGCCGTCCAGCGAAAGACGCGGGTGCGAGATTTGGGCGAGCGCCACGTCGCTTTTGATCGAGTCAGAACCGCAATCCTCGCATCCCTTCGTTCCACAGCAGGGGAGATGGGAGGATGACAATAGCTGAACAAATCGAAGCTCACAAAACGTGGCTGGATTATCACTTAGAAGCTTGGGAAAGCGCGACTAATCGCGGCTCTTACGAGAGCGCTGAACGGGCGCTCCAGGCAGCAGCCAATCACGCAGCCATTCTCACAGCCCTTCGACAACAGCCTGAAAAGGAGGAGTAGATGAACAAGGTTAAGGACGCTTCGGCTTCGCCGACCGGGCCTGCGCCCTCCGGGCTGAGCCAATCTTCGTTGTCTCAGGCAGAGCCGCTAGTCCCTAGCGCGGAGGTTCTTGCGCTGTGCGAGCGGTTTATCCAACAGATCATTCTGCGCCGCGAGGTCAGCGAGGAAATCGCTCCGACCGGATCATGGCACCGGCTCAAGCACACACCGGTCTGCGTCATTGAGCCTGTCGAGGGCTGCGAGCGCGAGGACTACGCGCTGGACATTGATTCCATAGGCGACGGATGGGTTCGCATCACGAAGCCGACCGAGGGGCCTGTCACAATCCGCTACACAGCGGGCATGGCCGAAACTCTTACCGGCGTCCCTGTCCCTTTGCTGTCAGGCATGGAGCGC